CGCCGAGAATTGAATTTGATCCCGCATCGCTGGAAGAACTTAATCCAAGTTCTTTCCGCCTATCATCATACTTGCTTGCCAAAATCTCACCCCCTACCGGGTCGGGATGCCATAATACAGCAACAATTGATCCGTCAAATTATCCGGCAAGTTCAAAGAGAGGATGTATCGTTCTATTGCGTTTCGATCCGTGATCGACCGGCCGCCCGTCTGGCTGTTGTATTGGGTGTACAAGGCGTTAATGTTGTTGATAATTTGATTCAAGTTCGGGCTGCTTGAAGACGTTTGACGTTGGGCCGCAGCTGCCTGTCGTGCATTATCCGCCCGCATGTTCTCGATGCTTGCCATGACTTCTTGTCTGCGGAGCGCATAGTCTAAGCCGTAGCGGCGAACGTCTTCGTCAAACTCTTTCTTCCATTGTTCGTCCCGGATCGCATCACGCGCCTTTTGATAGGCGAACTGTTCGCCATACCGGCGGCGGTCTTCTTCAAATTCCTGTCTCCACCGGTCATCCAAAATGGCGTCTCGTTGTTGTTGATATTGTTGTTGCCATTGGATGTTCCGTTGCTCTGCGGTCGGCTGGCCGTTGTAGATGCCGCCATAAATCGCATCGTTCCGAATTCGGTCTTGCTCGCGTTGGTAGTTGAAGTTCCGATCAGATTCGAGCACATCACGGTTCGTAAGATACGATTGCAGCGCCCGTTGAAACTCTTGATTCGTAAGGTCAGCATTTGTGAGGATATCCGCCCGCAGTTCACCCCGGAGCGCAAGTTCATAAGCCCTTTCGTCCGCCATGATCTCACGGATAAGACGTTCTCTCTCTGCCCCGGACGTATCTTGCAGCGCTTTATACTTCGCTTCGATCTCATTCCGAAGTTGTGCGAGATTTTGATTGATGTTCGCTTGTCTCGTCGCCAAGTCTGCTGCCATTTGAGCGTCCATTTCCGCGCGTTCGCGGTTGAGCATGGCTTGATCGTAGCTTGTGCGTCCGCTGAACGGGTTGGCGTTGCGCTGGAAGGAAAGGTTCTCAAGCGTCCGTTCCTCTCCGATGTCTTGACGCAAACGGTCATACTGCGTTTGGAGTGCTTGAAGTTGTTGTTGTGCCGCCAGTTCACCCGCTGCAATCGCCTGATCCGCCGCGCTCCGCTGTCTTGCAAGTTCCGCCGCAATTTGCTGCTCAACATACCGCTCAATTGCTGCCTGATCCTTAACCGGAAGCGTGGGCGTGTAGGTGGGGATTCTGTCTCCTTGTGGAATGGTCGTCGGATTAAAGTAGCCGGTCGGATTGGCGTATGCTGGCAGATCGGTTTTTTGCGGAATGGGCGGGGCTGGTGTCTGACTCTGTGAAGGTGGTGTGTATCCGAGATTTTGAGTCAGATACTTGTATTGCGCACTCGTATCCAACCCTTGCGCCTGACGTTCTGCAATAACCTTCAACGTCCGTTCAATCTCGCTTTGGCGGAACGCAGCATCACTTGCGATCTTTGCCTGATTCGCCTCAATCGCCCGGTTTACCGCTCCGCTTGTGCCATAAGTAGCGCCGCCATATCCGGTTGCCGGAGCGTTTCCCGGAGAAGTTGCGGCGTTTGCTACGGTCTGCGGAATCGCAGGAGTAGGCGTTGTGGTTTTATTGGACGTTGTGCTTTTCGTTGATGTACCGATGGACGAAGATTGAGACGATGTTTTCGGAACTTGTACTCTCGATGTATTGACCTTCGAAGACCATCCCGAATTGACCACAAGTGCCAATGTTCACACCCCCATACAAATAGAAAAAGCACCCGATAACGGATGCTTTTGGTATAATAGGTTTTGTACCTTGAACCGTGTGGGCGTTCCCTGATCGAACTCGTTATGATTATTCGTTCGCTGAATGATTAGAAGGAACCCGCATGGTTGACCGCCGTCCGGGTTCCTTCTCCGCATCATGCCGAAGGGGGACGCCCTCACGGCCAGGTACACAGGGAGGATGTTTGCGGCATCCTCCTTTGTTAGTTTAAGCTTACCACGGCTGTTTATGACTGACAACTATTAGGGATTGGGCTTACTTCTTGTTAAGTTCTTCGATTATATGCTTATAGTGAAGTGCATTGCTGGTTGTGTCGTATCCACCTCGAATAACGCCAATGACTTCCCCTGACGAATTGATCATCACACTACCGCTGCTTCCCGGTTCTGTATCTGCATCACTTACAATTGCATAGTATCCGTCATATTCAATATTGTTTCGTACTATCCCCTCACTCAATGTAAACTTCCCGTCAGGATATCCTAAGACATACACCTTATCGCCCCATTTGGGTTCCGTTGTGGCGAATGTTAGTGACGGATACCCCGACAGGCGGAATGCGGCTAAATCTGCATCGGGATTGTCAAACACCATTTGAGCCGATATTTGATGCACTTTGCTTCCGAATCGTACATCTAGCGTAACCGCATTCTTGATGACGTGATGGTTTGTGATGATCAGATCCCCATACACAAACCCCGATCCTTGACTCACATATTGTCCGTTTTCATCCAGCGCATAGATGATCGGGACCGACTTTCCGATCTCGTTCAGTTGTGCGAGGGAAAGACTCGGTTGTGATTCAGCCGGGGGCGGAGGCGTGGTGATTTTCGCTGTCTGCGTTTTTCCGTCCCATTCGACCTGTGCGCCCAGCGCTTCGGCAACGGCCCGCAGCGGCAACATCGTCGATCCGTCGATGATTTGACCCGGAACGGTCGATTGCACAACCGTACCGTTTACGACGACACGGACGACATCTCTGCCGTTGTAGGTGCCCCATTGGCTTGCGGCGTAGGCCGTGCCGCAAGTGAACAAGAACAGGGCGAGCACAAGAAAGAGTTTCCGCCTCATCCCTTCCACCTTCCTTGCATTTGGTAGGTATATTCTACCACAAGGTAGGCTAGTCGCACATGCGCGGCGTGTTCAGGATTTCGTCGCGCTCTTCTTCGGTAATGCGTCCGAGATTGTAGGCTTGCTGGACTTGTTCAGGCGTCAAGCGGCATTGAAGCCACATGGAAAGCAGGAAATTTTTTGCCGGTTCAGAGAACGTCATCATCGTTACATTCCTCCCAACATCATAGAAAGAATCATATCTTCCGTTACTTTTATGCGTTCTTCCAAACTAGGCGGAGCCGGCGGCCGCTGGGACCATTCGGCGTCCAGTTCTTCCTGCGACCGCTCGACCCGCTGGCCGTCGATCCATCGGAACCGATACTGCCCGCGCTCGTTCGTGAGCGGTTCCGGCCACGCCAGATGAAAATGACGCGGGCCGTTTTCGAGCACGAGGATGTCGCCGTCCTGCGGCTGTTCGAATGCGTCGGAAAAGCCGTGGATGATCTCCCCAGTTTCGTTCGTGCGGATGTAGTGTTTGTAGTATCCGTCCATGTGTTACCTCCTCACAGTTCGGCATCCGCAACGTAATGGAACAGTCTTCTGCCGCTCGTTGCGTTTTGCAGAGTGTAGTTCATTCGGAATCCCGTTTCGCTAGGTATTGCAAACAACCCGGACCCAATACTCCGATCCGCTGTTTCATCGTTGACGGTGTTGGAGGTTCCTCCCGTACCGTAAATGATTACCGTCGGTACAGCCCGCTTTCTTACCTTGAAATACACAGTGTCATAGTGGGCTCCATTGTTCGTTCCGTCTTCTGTGATCCCTTGAATACACCCAATGTCTGTGGCGGTTCCGGGCGGAGTATCGATGTTGTATGATTTTTCGTAGTAGCGTTGACACAACGCTAATTCCTCCGCAAAGCTGCGCGGTTGGAAAGGGAGTGCAATATCACCGACATTGACTTGGACTTGCGCGATGTCGATATGCACGTCTCCCCCAAATCCCTCTGCACTAGACGCGCCGAACCTTGGTCCGCCGAAAGACGATCCCCATGCATATACAAAACTCACGCTAATGTGATCGTCATTGTTTGTACCGAACGTTTTGCCTGATATAGGGCTGGTGTTGATTGTGACCGAATACCGTTGCCATCCGGTCGAAAGTGTGATCACTCCCCCGGAAAGAACCTCAGTAGAGCTCGGCGTGCCGCCTGTTCCGTAATTCTGCGAAGCATACACACCTATCCGTTTTCCAGGGGTAGTTGATTTTGCCCAAAATGACACGGTGATCTTATTTCCGGCTAAAAGCCGTGTTCCTCGCTCGATGCGTTGCTGGAGAATGTAATAATCGTCTGCGCCTTGGCCTGTAATTTCCCCGTCGGCGTGTACCCAATACCCCGAAGTGCTGCCCGGAACATAGCCTAACGGGGAGATCGTGCGAGCATGATCGATGTTGGGTAGAACCCCGGAATTCTGGTAAATCACGACGAATCGATCCGCGGTGTATTGACCGGATGACGGGTTAGGAAAACTCGTCCCCCGCTGCCACACATCGAAGTTGCCGTTGATGATGGCTTGCCGATATAGAAAATCCGGCGGAATCGGACTTAACGTTCCGGACGTGACAAGACTGTTTACGTAATCGGCGTTTTGGTTGATGGTTGAGACAATATCCGCTACCGCTGCATCCACTACTGCGGGATTCGCTGTAACGCCTGCCGTGGTGTTTTGATACAGCGCGTTAATATTTGCGGTTGGTACGTGTGCACTCGGCATTTAATATCACCTACTTTCCCGATAATCGGCCGATATACTTTTCTTTGTAAACCAAAACAGGTTCATTCCGGTTGTTTCTCATGCGACGTTGAAAATACTTTCCTTTCTTCTTGAAGATCAACCTTTTCGCGTGGTTGACGATGTTTGTGTAATCCGTATTAGCCCATTCCGCTTCGGCCCAAGCAGATACGCCCCATACGAAGATTTCGTTCTTGAGAGCGGCCGGAACATCGACGGTGCCCGTGGAATAGATAAGCGACACGTCCAATGTTGATTTGATATTCCATTGTTTGGCCTCGATCAAGAGATAATCGAGATATGACGGATGACCGCTAAACTCGAAGCTGAGAAGCCCCGAATAAACGTCGAAATCCACAGGCGTTCCCGTTGTCTGACCAGCATCGTTCCAATCGCTGTATAGATTCTCGTCGAACTTGTGCAGATGTCCCGTTGCCCCCGCGAAATAAGACACGCCGTTAAAGACCAAGGACGGTTTTACGTCCCATGGAAACGTCCACACACGCCATTCCCGGTCCCGAGTGTCCATGACGTAGCAGTAGTATGTTGAACCTCGTGTGATCCACAATTTCAAGAGATTCGATTGCGGGTCGAAGTCCATATAGGCTTGACTTTTCTCGGATTCGGTGAAGCCTACCCCGAGGAAATCAATCTTGTCGCTCATGAGACTTCGCGTAGAGTACTGGCGTACCCCGGTATCGATGGCTCCGGTATCGAATATTTCATGTACTCCATCGTCCGAAAGATAGGCGACTGTCTGTGAGCCGTTTGGGTACGTGACTTTTGCTACGGCCCTTGGCGAAATGACGCCATTAACGGTGTTCAGGAACTTGTCAGCTTCGAAGTTGTCGAAATTCTCGCCCGTAAGTATGGCCCATCCCCTGCGCATCGGGATCAGACATACATTGTTGAAAGCGATACCCGGACCGTTGATGTAATCATTCTCCCGGACAAGAAGGAAAAATTGCGTCTCCGGGAAGTAGTCGTAATGATACCGCTTGGAATAAAACATCTCGTTCGTTCCCGGAGATACGAACACATGTCCTGAATAAACCCATACGAACTTATTGCCCTTGATGTTTATATCGGGAAGGGCGTTTGCAGGTGCAGGAGACGGATCATCCGGTGCCGGGGTGATATTCTTTACCGTTGACCCGTCATATTCTTTTAAACTCCCCGTATCCGCGATAATAAGACGAGACACGAGATTCGCAGTCGTGAAATCCTCGGTGTAGATGTCGCTGGTTACAAGTGCGTTAGTCATAGTTTGAGGCGTGAGTGCATTCGTCCCATTGAACTTGTACAGCGTCGTTCCCGCTGCGGCCAGAAGGTCCGGCGCGGCAGTCGTACTGCTCTTGTACTTCGTCAGATGGCGGATCGGACCCGTAATCGCGGACGAGGTAACCGGCTTGGAACCGTCGCGTTTTCCAATCGTCCCGACCTCGCGCATGACGGCGTTTTTCGCCAGCGCTTGCGCACCCAACGTCAATTCTGCCGGGTTCTGCGCGGTGTTCTGGCCGAGGAACGTCCTCACTTCATGCGCAAAATACTGTTGCGGCATCCCTCCACCCCCTAGAACTTGAATCCTCGGTCAACATCTTCGATGCTCGGAACATATCCGCTCGGCGTCACGCCTCTTGCCGCTTGATTGGCGAGAACCAGGACTTTGAATCGCTCCCGCGCTCTCGCGTACATGGCCTCGCTCTCATCGAAGGCGTTTCGGCTTTCCTTGGCGATCCCGATCACCCAAAAGGTAAGGCCCATGATACCGGCTTCCGGGAAGTCAAGAACACTGTTGGTTTCGGTGACTGCTGCAGGATAACCTACATAATGCAGCGTGTAGTCTCCGCTTAAACCCTTCGTATGGATCGCCTGCGCGTCCGATTCCCTCCACCATCCAGTTCCGATGTCGAAGGAGGAACGCTTGTTCACCAGTCTTCCGTTCGAATCGAGAATCCGCAAAGGACTGTACATATCCGTAATATCCGTGTTGTTCCGTTTGAACGTTTGGAATCCGTCCTCGGTGATCGTGAGCGGATCGCTGACCCTTGTCCGATACGCCAGATGCGCGAGTTCCTTTAGGGCACGATTGATAAAGAGTAAGTAACTCTGCGTCTGCTGCGTATCGTTGCCCAATTCCTCATTATCCATGGCGTTCATCGTTTTCGCCAAGGTAATGACATCGCCTGCCGTTGCCATTACATCACCCGCCTAATCCTGCAATTGTTCTCCTGGCAGAACTTGACCACACTTTCGGCCTTCATCGCCATGGTTTTGGTAGGAGCTTCGACTTGAAGCGTGATCTCCCGTCCATGCTCATCTGTTACGGGTACTCGCTTCTCGTCCACTTCGCGGCTGAAAGAAACGATATAAATCATCACCAGCGCTCCCTAACCGAAAGATCGGGATTGGTAAATCCATAGGTTTGCACCACTTGCATTTTTGTCGAGTTGTAAGCCACCGCTGCTCTCTCGTAATTCCGCCGTGCCATCAGTTCTCCGATTTCCTGCTGTGTCTTGAACAACGCATAATACCGTCCCACGCAATAGGACGTGTACAGCGGCACGAACCGGTCATGAAGCTCTATTGAATCCGTGATGTCGCTGAACACGTTCAGGTATTTGTAATAGTCCACGTTGAGTGTGTCCACAAACGGGAACGGACGCGGGAATTGAATCTTTCCGCCGTAGATGCGATAGTCTACCTTAAGTTCCCGATTAATCCCGTTGTCAAAGTCACTTTGAAGCCACAGACGATTGATCTCTTTGAGATCAGCGGGTAGCGGATATTCCGTGTCTGTTGTGTTGATCGTGATTTGATAGGTAGTGGCGGGGATAAAAATCAGGGATTCAATATCCGCGTTGCAGTCGTTGCACCAGTTCACAATCCATTCATTCTCAAGCGGCCCCGTCTCTTTCTCCACTACTGCCCGGATTTCTTCGAGAGTAGCCATGTCTCCCACCTCAATTGAACGGATCGGCGTACACGGCGAGAAGTAAAGTTGTCTGCGGAGTACCGCCGTTCTTTAGCTTCACCCGTGCATAGCGAGCGTGGCAGACGAACGTGAAGGCTTGTTCCCCTGCTTGGCTGGTGATGCTAACGGAATCCGTTTTGATCCACGTTTGACCGTCATCGGATTCTTCAAACTCCAACGTCCCGTCTTGATCTGCGATGATAAGTCCTCTTAGCTGGTTGTACATCTCCGTTTGAATCGGATCCGTCTCGAATTCTTCGTTTGCGTCCAACGGAGTGTTCGTGAACACTTTCCTCGTTCTCATGCAGGACATTTTCCGATCCCCTTTCCAACAGCTTTTCAAGCAGTTCGTTTGTCTTCCGCACTTCGGCTACAAGCGCATTCAGCGCGTCGATTTCGAGATGATAGCGCATCGTAATCCTCCCATATACGGAAAAAGAGGGGGTTTTAAGCCCCCTCATTTTTCCTCCATGAGTCCGTTGTCCAGCAGCGTTTTGCGCATCAGATTCCACACGCGAACGCCTTCTTTTTGGGCGTCCGTCATGTCATCCGATGTCTTTTGCTGCGGGACATACGGAATCTTCTTGACATTGGCGTTCGGCTTTTGTCCCGGCGAAAATACCCTCCACTCTACCATTTCAGCACCTTGATTCTCCACTTGCCTTCCGCCAGATCGATGGAAGAACCAGTGGGATTGAACAGGACGATTTTGACCTTGTCGTCAGCCGATACATAGCCGGACGCCATAATGCCTTGCAGACTGTACGGTGCCGCAACCTCTACCGTATCACCGACCTTGGCGCCGGGTACGGTGATTTCGCTGGATTCCGCGCCCGATCCTGCCGCAATAGAAGGCGGATCGAACGTTTCCTCATGGTAAAGGAGATCAGAAACCAGCGTCACCGGAGGTTTGCCAAACTTCTTGATGCCGATGGCTTCAAAGTTGGTTTGTCCCATGTGATCACCCCGCATCAGGCCGGGTTGTGGCCGTACACGAACGACCAGTCGATTGCGCCGTAGCTCCATCGGCCAACCACCTTGAACTTTGCCACTTCCGTGTCAAAGTCCGTGATCGTGCCGTTCTCCGGTTTGCGGCGGTCGAACCATTTCGCGGCATTCAGCATGCGCTTCGAGTCGATCGCAAACCATGCTTTACGGTTCTTCAGGTACGGGTTAACGATGACCTTGATTTGGCCTTCGTACATGTTGACGTTGAAGTTTCCAGCATCCGGCTCGTATCCTTCGCCCTTGCCCGGAATACCCGCGATTTGGAACGCACGGCGAGCGTTGTAAGGAGCAACAAGCAGCGTGTCAGGCATAACCGCCATCAGGTTGCCACGGTCATCCACCCACTCTTGCATTTTTACTGCCGTTTCGTCCCACGAATCAATGGACAGTTCATCGGTGCCGTAGTTGGATTGTACGTCCGTGCTGTTGGTCGGGCTGTACGGATGGTCGTTCGCGCAGAGCGCTTTTCCGTCCGGCAGAGCCGAATTGTACGAGCGTCCACGGAAGTTTACGCCGGACGTGGTAAAGGCGTTATTGTACAGTTCGACGGCTTGATATTGACGGGTTTTGTACACCGCGTCAGCCATCGAACGGATGCGGTCACGGATGGCCGTCAGTTTCAGATCGTCCACGAAGTCACGGTCGATTTCACGACCGAGCGAGAACTTTTCATGCTTGAAGTACTTTTGCCACAGTTCATCCACATCATCATAGAAGACTTGATTGTTAGACTGTTTCCATTGCTCCATCAAGCCTTCTCCGCCGATCATTTCAATGCTTTCCGTATCCTTCGTGGAGTTTTCAACGGAATACAGCTTCGGAATGAAGTCCGGACGGTCTTTCATTTCCCGCGTATACAGTTCACGGAACACCGGTTCCAGTACGTTTTTATCCCACAGCAGCTTCGTTTGCATCGTGCGTTACCCCCTCTATTACGACAGTTGCCGGTTCTTCACGATGACCCGGCACGTCTTCTTATTGGTGTTGACTTCGATAACTGCGATTGCGCCGCCAGATACCGTTGCCGAATCGACGGAAAGACCGTCCGATGCAACGGCTACAGCGTTGGCACCGACCACGAAACCGGCGTTCGGCGTGCCGGAGTACGGCGCTTCCCACACATCGCCTTCGCGGGCTTGAACCACTTCGAGGATTTGGTTCGTACCAGCGGCGAGATTTTGCGCGGCAAAACCCGCAACAGCATCGGTGCTGCCTGCTTTCGTCCACCGACCGCTTGCGAGTTTCACAGCTTCACCAGCCGTGAATGCTTCGGAATTGGTTGCGAGAATGTGCGAAATACGGCGTTCAGGTGCGCCGTACAGGTTGTAGGCAAAACGGAAACCTTGTGCCATTTGAAATCCCTCACTTTTTCACGTATTTTCTTGCAGCTTTCGGATCAAGTCCGAAAAGCGAAAACGCCGTGGCGAGTTCTTGCGGAACCTCCGGCTCCAACTCTCCGCCGGCGTCTGTCTCCACTTGAGCGCGAAGTCCCAAGCGCTGTTCCTTTAGGGCCTGTTGCTTTGCCATCTGTTTGTTGCGCTCGATAATGGCGTCTTTGTGCGCGAGTTCGTAAGCGTCCAACGGATCATACCCGCGTTCGATACGCGCTTGCATCTCCGGCGTGTACCAATCAGGCGTACCGCCCTCAGCAAAGGCTATCGCGCTCTCACGCAGTTCAGGATAGGCGGTATAGAGTGCTTCCCACTTCGCCGTCCATTCCTGCTGCATCCGCTCTTGTGACTCACGTTGTGCACGTTCCTGTGCCTCTTGCTTGATTCGTTGTGCCTCGATGAAATCCGGATGCTTCGATACCCATTCTTCGACGCTTTCCGGGTCAAGCCCGGCTGCTTCGGCTTGTTCGCGGAGACGTTGGCGTACCTGTTCGAATTCGTCTTGACGCCTCTTTTGCGCCTCCTGTTCAAGCTTGTCGAGGTTGGCGAGGTATTCAGCGTGATCCTTGAACCCTGCGAGTTTGGCGGCTCGGTCAAGGGCTTCTTGAAGCTCCGCTTTCCTCTGCCGTTCACGGTCAAGGGCATAGGCTTTCTGCACATATTCGGGAAGTTGATCTTCGGTCAGTTCAAACTCCCGTTCTTCCTTGTCCACCTTCGCCTTGACCTTGATGACGTTGGACGTGGGTTTTTGCTCTGTGGCGGGAGCATCCGTTACGTCCGTTTCCACAGCCTCAGAATTGTCTTCTGCGGCGTTTTCTTGTTCGCCCGGTACATCAAGACCAAATGCTTTAAAAGCGTCCTCTACGGCCTGATTTTGGGCGTATGCTTGCGTCTCGTTGCTATGGCTGGCAACTTGATCGCTCATAGATTGATTCTCCTTTCAGATCCGCTATGGCAGGCGGCAGTAATAAGGGCCGTAGGAGTCTCACCCACGGCCCGTAACTTTGCTTGTATTGATTTTGTTGCCTTTCAATTCTTGAATGATGTCGTTTATCGCTTCGATCTTACCGGAATATCGCCAATAATGGTTTCTTCCGTATGGGTGTCTGTTTCTCTTGAACTTGTAATACTCTTTCAGTTCAAGAAGGCGTTGTTCGTCCACCTGTATCACCTTTTCTTTTTGGATTTACCGGCTTTGCACGGTTGAGAGGAATTTTCCCTCCCTCCTATTTCTTCTTTCGTCCCGCTGCGGCCATTTTCGCCATCTTCTCAGCACCGTACTTCTTTCTTCCGATACTGGCAGCGATGGCATCCGCCCGTTCTTTGCTCACACCCTCTTTCTTCTGGATCGACCGGCTCAATTGCTTGAACCGTTCGCCGCTACCCAACTTCGGTTTAGCCAATGGGTACACCCCCTTGTATGAGTTGAAGCGCTGCTTGCGCATCCCGCTGGCGCTGTTGCTCCAGCTTCGCCATTTCAACCTGATTTTCGCTCTCGATCTTCATGCGCTCCGTGGCGATTTTCTCGCCTTCAATCTGCATTTTCGCTTGATCGAACTGTTGGACTTGACCGGCGAGTTGTTGCATCTGCTGTTGGAGTTGTTGGTTCTGCTGTTGAAGCTGCTGAATCTGCTGCATGATCTGTTGTTCACGCTGCATCCTCTGGTTGATGATGTCGAAGGGTTCCAGTCTGCCGTTCTGAACTGCATACCGTACCGCCTCACCGTCGATAAGCGGCATTCCGGTTGTCGGATCCGCCGTGGCAAGGAGATTGAACGCCGTTTGAATCCAATATTCGCGATCTGTCGGTTTCTCGACGCCGATTTTGACCGCAATATCGAATTTCGGGACGTATTCCTCCATCACCTGAACGGTGATTTCCTCGCCC